CATTCCTTTATCTAATGCTTCTTGGAATTCCTGTCCGTATCATTTTTCTATTAACCAATCCCTTTCCTTACTTGCGTCTGATGGTGTTATCACTCATGTCTTTATTTGTTTCAATATTGAATCTGCTCTTATTTTGTCTGATTCTGATACTGTACTTTTACTATCAGTTTCTGTTGTACCTCCTAGTGCTGGTCTACTTGGATCGAAGAATCCTTTCAAATTATTATTCCATTCTGCTGAGTCTTTTGCTATGAATCTTGTCTGAATCTTTTCGTCACTTCCGTAGTTACTATCTCTTACGTAGATTCCGTCATTGGTTACCTTCGTTACAATTCCTACGTGTCCGTGATTGATTCAATCTGAACTTTTGTGGTTGTAATCAAAGACAGCCACCGTTCCTACTTTTGGATCGTATGTATTGATGCTATTTATCTTTGTTGATAAGTTATCGTCGTAGTATCTATTCGTTCCGCTTGTCATTCAGATAAACTGAAGGTAATCGTTTACAAACTTTCCACATTGTCCTCCTTTGTTTCCGTTCAAATTCTTAGATTGAATTAAGAATTTTCAGAGGTTATTTCCTGTTCCTACCAAGTTTCAATTCGCATCTGTATATAATGCACCAGGTCTATTCTGGAGTAATGCTGCGTCTACTACATCGTAAGGTTTAGCTGTTCCTGTGGATCCTCCTTTGAGCATATTGTTGAATTGCTCTGCTGTGTATCGTTGTCCGTTATATTTGTACCATTCTTCGTCTCCAACTTTCATTGTTTCTTCAATCATTCCGCTTACTCCTCCTGAACTGCTACTCTGTGGATAGAATGTAGCGTTATACATCACTTTATATTCAGGTTTTTCCTGGATTAATTTATTTATCTTTGTGAGTTCTGTTCCTAAGTCGCTTCCTTCATCTATTGCCTTTAGGATATCTTGTGCCATCTGTTCTGCACTCCTTTGCATTGGAATTCCCTCGTATTGAGAGAGCAAATTCTGAACACTTGTCAATGCTGCCTTGTATCTAGTCTGATAATCTGTGCTATTGATATTTCCATTTGCGTATTCCTGTTGCTTTACTCGGTATTGCCATTCTCTATCTTGAGCTTGTTGTGGCGTTTCAAAGCTCATTAAATCTAATGCGAATCCTAACTCTTGCATCTTTTGTTGTCTCTCTTGTTGTCCTAGTTGGTATTCCTGAAGCTGCATAGTGAACTCTGTCTGATATTGCTGCATTCTATTGTTATATTGTGTTGCGTACTTATTATATTCTGAATTGAGAGTTCTTAGTTGGAGCTGTAGATCGTAGCTTCTGTCTGATATGATTGCGTTGATCTTTGCTCTGCTAGCTCCTGTCCCTGCATATTCTGCTTCTACACTCTTTTTTATTGATTCTAAGTCTGCCTGGACGTTTTCAATCTCATTTTGTACCTCTGTACATTGATCTGAGAGTGTTGTCATCTCTGGTGACTCCATCTTTTCTTCATAATCTCTGAAGTATTGACTTGCTCCTGAAGTATTTTCTCCGTTCATAAATTGCATGAATGTCTGCTGTAGCATCTGATACGCCATGTCCTGGATGCTTAGTCCCGTTCCTTCACTTCCTTTATCGTCATCGTATGCTGCTATTATGTTTCCTTTGTTTATCTGATTCTGGAGTTCTCCATATTTTGCAGGATCCGATATCCTTAACTCTTCCAGCTGTGCTACTGATAAGCTTCCGTTTTTATACTGTGTATATAAATCTGCCACTGGTGTTGATGCTAATTGAAGACTCTCCTGGTATCAGTTGTACCATGTATCCAGTGTGTTTTTCTGCTCGTCGCTTCTCGTATCGTATGAAAAATTTTTCTTGAAGCTTTCGTAATCTGTAAAATACTCAGGGTTGGTTTGTTTATACCTGTTGAGATTGTCCCTGATAGTATTCTGAGCCGCCTCTGATGTCTGGTTGTAGTATTCCTGCGACAATGGTTTCAGACTTCCTTCCTGCTTCACTTCTGATACGGTACTAGCTGGCGTTTCTTGTTGCTTTACCACCTGTTGTGTTTCTTGCACAGGTGTCTCTTGCTTTGTTTGTTGGATTGGAGCAGCTGGCTTGCTCGTGTTTTCGTAGTATCCTGTGCTTTCGTTATATACGTAGTTACCACTTCCTTGGTTCTCATATTGAGGAGTGGTTCTGGTTACTACTTCTTTTGCCGTAGCTTGTCCTGAGTTGGCTGCAGAGTGCATCTGCGTTATTTGTTCATCCGAGTATCATTTGTTTATAAGTGTTTGATACGCTTTTGAATTCTTGTCTATTGCCATTGATATAAAGTTATAAATTAAAGTTTTTGAATTACTATTGTCTGTGTAACATTTCATCTAGTCGCTGAATATGTGGAGTCGTAGATTAAATCCATCCTAATCGTTGTGAACTTACCTAAAGTAACAGTAATCACATCTTGATGGCCAGAGTTAGCACTATTATCATAAGAATAAATTTGCTTATTATCAGCTAATACCCTAGTCGTGGCTGTGATTGTCCCTGATGGATTTTGACTTCATCTAAAACAGTTTATAGTTAGCTGGTATGTTCACTCTATAGGTATTCTTACTCACTCTCAATTTTTGTTATAAGATAGTTCTCATACTTCATCTAATAATGTCGCCTCTCACTCTGTCTCTGTGTATCAATCTACTGTTACTGTTGGCACATAGTAAGATAATGTAACTCCACTCTCTCAATATAACCTATCTCTAGTCTGCCTTCAGATTATTATCTTTCTACTTGATGTTCAAATCGCCTCTATCGTTTCTAGAGTGTTTATTGGAGTTGTTTCTACTGGTGTTTGTACTTCTTGTACCATCGTTATTTATCGTTATAAAACCACATCATTAATATCTGATACTATGCTTAGCTCATAAATCTCCGGCGATAGTTGTTTATTGTTACTGTTTAATTCAATCACGAATTGGATCTTGTATCGGTATGGGAGGTAGTTATTTACGAAATCCTTTCCGAATATAAGCTCTGATCCATACTCCTGCCCTGTTGTTTCTATCGTCTTTACGAGACACATGTTATCAAATTTATATCCCACAGCTATGCTGTCGTCTCCTGCTCCACTTACTTTTGTTATTGTTGTGTTTGCTAGTCCTATATAGCTTCCTTTGTTTTCTAAGGTCTTGAATGTTATAATCCCATTTGTTTTGTCTACGTCGATCACCTCTCCTTTTGTGTCATGTGCTATGTTATATACGTCTCCTATCTCTGGTCGATTCGTTGGTGTTGCCGTTGGCCAGAATCTCCAGAAGTAGTCATCGTCCACTATCACGTAGAATTTTATATTACCCACTGTTGACGCTACGCTCTTGAATCAAATCTTTAGTTTTTCTAGTGATTTTCTTGAGCTTAGCTTGTCTCGGTAGATGCTTTCCGTGATAATGTATCCTGTGCTAGTATATAATCTTGGATCTATTTTCCCTATGTAGTTTGTCGTTCCCACTCTGAATCAAACATTCAGAAAAGCATTCCTCTGTCAAAGAGTTATATTTGTCGCTCATGTATCGTACTTGATTGGTCTTGTCCACGCTGTTCTTAGTCATGGCACATCGGTTCCGTATTTGTATATTCCGTCGCATCCTGGAATATATAAACTATCCAGATACATAACCATTGACTGGTCGTTCTGTACATCATTAAAATCAAACTTTTTATTAATGTTATATGGTATCTGGTTTAAATAATTTCTACTCATGTATTGGTATAGCTTTGATGCTATCAGGCTTCTTTGGTATCCGCTTACTGCATATAATCTGTACTCGTATCCTTCTATAGTTCCTACATTACTTCCTGATGTAGTTAGTACGTATGATATAGTTTCTGTCCCTGTTACTCATTTTATAATAAGTCATTTCCACTCGATAACTTCATATGCTACTCAGTCTACTCCGTTCCGGTAGTATTGTCTACTATCGAATCCATCAGTTGCCCGAAGTATAAGGTTCCCGGCCTGCTGAGTCATTGATACGATTGTGAAGTTCTTATCTACTAATTGTTTATAAGTTCTTCCCCAATCTGTAAGAGAGAATATGTTTACATAGTTTCAACAAGCTACATACAAATCTCATTCCCACACTACTGCAGGATGTGGCTGGTTTAAATCAGCATTATATAAAGCTGATTTTTGTGGTTCTACTCATGTATATAGATGAACGTTTACCATCTCTATACTTCAATTGAATGTACTACTAGGAGTTATTATCAATGATGTAGATGAACCGCTACATTTGAAACAAAATGTCATCCATCAGTTCTTTGTACTTCTATATGATGTAGAAGGAGAGTTTAATCAAGCCTCTACATATCATGCTGTGCTATCTTTTATCTTTATTGCCACTCTTACATAATCTGATGTTGTAGGTGTCTCTGCAAAATTTATTGTAGCTTCTAATGTTCAAGTATTTCCTGTTGTATGTGTAGCCACTCAATCTGTAACTGTCCATCATGTTCCTATTGTCCAATCACTAGAGAATGTTGTATTGGTTAACAAATCTGCATCAGGATCATATAGATTATCTAAATCTATTAAGTCTATATGCCTCTGTGCTATTCATATAGCTCTATGTCAATATAATACTCCGTTTACATAATCACTATAAGACCATCCGTATCTAGAAAATAAAGCTCCCCCTCAGTCGTCATCTCCATCTCCTGTTGCTGCATTATAAACTTCTTCTGTCTCTATCATTCAGTCCTTAGTAAAAGCCATTATTCCATACTCACTTGTAGGTGCTAGTGCTACAGCATATCAGTTGTCTCTGTAGTTTAGTGCTGTCTTTGATAGTTGTGGTCATAGTTCGAATCCTTTTGTATTGTATCCACTTGAAATTCCTTCTGAATAATAATAGCTACCTCAGGCATATTCGTCTGCTGAGATTCCTTTTGTCCAGTCTTGTAATGTTATATCCTGTCTTTTTACATCTACCATGTTTTTATTCTAGGAATGATAAATTTGGATCCTCTACTAGGTATCCACTCTCGTTTTCAAAGCATCCCTCTATTTGCATCTGCTGGATGGCTTGTTGATAATATCCTTCTCGTAGTTGCTGTTTATCAAACACTTGTTTCGTACCGAATATCAAAGCGTTAAGCCCCTTTACTAGGATGTTATGGTATTCTGGTGCTAGTTTTATTTCGTCTCCTGGTGTTGTTAGCTCCAGGTCTAGTGGTATGTATTTCCCCTCGACGTATAGCTCTCCGTCCTTCTTTGGAATTGGAATCAGGAAGATGCTTCCGTCTCTTAGGATTCCGTATGGTTTTTCGTGCCGTTTTGGATCTATCACGTCCTGTGAGCTGTCATACAGGCTTGAATCGTAAAGAGGGAGTTTTTTTCAATCTAGAAAGGCAGCAAGGACTAACTTTACTCCTGTGCTGTCTTCTCCTGGTTGTGGTAGTATGTATTCTGATTGTCCAGCATTTACTTCTGCTGTGAATCCGTTCCGTGCGTATTTTCTTGAATTGACGGATAGTCTAGAAAAAATCTCCTTATATACGATGTTTAAGTATTCTAGGTAGTCACTGTCTGCGATCTGTCCTGCAGGTGTGGCTGTCTGGTCTCTTGAGAGTTTTATTATTGTTGCTACGTCCATGAGCTTCTGTGGTTTTATATAAAAGCTTTATTGCATGAGGTTGGTTTCCCAGCCCCATGTATATAATGCCTCTACTAAGCAGCGATTGAAATGTCTACCATTCTCTCTTTTCCTTCTGTGAATGTCTTCTTTCCGTATAAGCAAGAGATGATGAAGTAGTCAGCTTTTTGCTTTGGTAATGGTGTTCTACGAACGTCTATGTTCTGTTGCATTACTAAGTCGATTGCTCCTGGGCGGCATAGGATAGCGTGTTCTGTTGCGTTTCCTACTGTGATTGTAGTATCGTCAGTTGATACTGCTACTGCTCCTGAAGTTGTTAATACTCCAGTCGATCCGTCTAAGTGAGCTCTTACTCCCTTTAATTTAGCTCTGTCTGCAGCAGATACTTCTACGTATGTAGTTCCTGCTCCTGAAGCTCCGTTGATAGCAGCTGCTAGGTTAGTCAAAGCAGCAGCATCGTTAGCTCCTTTCAATACATTACCTGCAGTTGATCCAATAGAAGCAACAAATGTGAATGTAACTCCTGCTACTGTGATAGCGTCTGTTGCTACTACTGATGAGAAGCTTATTGTTCTTGCGTGTTTTACGTTGTTAGATGAGTATACATTGTATCCTGCGAAGTTTCCAGCGTATCCGTTCTTCAAAGCTAAGTCTGCTAATGAGAATCAGTCTTGAGCTACTGTCTGAGCGATAATTGATGCTGTCTTTGGAGATACAACGAGAGCCCATGTTTTGTCCATCTCACATCCGTTTGCAGTCAATTTTGCTCCTGCAGTCATGATTGCATTCAAACAGTTAGATGTTGATAATGAAATAGCTCCGCTTGATCCGATGTCGGTTCCGTCACATGTAACGTTTGCGTTGCTAACTTCTGCTAGTACGTTTCCGTCGATGTCGTTTGCTAATCTATAAGCAGCTCTTTCTACGTAGCTGTTCTCTAAGTCGTATTTCATTTGGATCCAATCTACTTCGTCGATTGCGAATGAAATCTCTTTAGATTGATCGATGTCTAAGTACTCGTCAGTTCCTACTAAGTCTTGTTGAACTGTGTCAGTGTACTTAGTGTAATCGTTTACTACCAAATCGTTAGGATATGGTCTGTGAATTCTGTCTCCATATTTGAGATCAGGTTGCTCTTCAAATGAGCAGATTTGTGTTGCTACCAAAGCGTTTCTAGTTAAGTATTGGATTCTGCGGCTCCATAGCTCTGGTATAAATGCAGTTAGATTTTGTGCCATGTTTGTAAATAAAATAGCAAATAAAAGGTTTACTTACCTTTCCTTGCTTTCCAGAACGCATCAAATTCTGCGTCCGTCATCTGTCTCCAATCTTTTTCAGGTTCTGGATCCTTTGTGATTCCTTCTACTCCTGTCGCCGATTGTTGCTGAGAAAGCAATTCAGGCTTGTTCTTAGCAAGGTATAAATCGAAGGCAGTCTTTGCATCCATTCACGGATATTGTGTCTGAATCTTTTTGACTTCTTCTCTGAACTCGCTTGCTGTTGAGTTCTTCTCGAAGAAAAGTTCCTCTTTTACTTTCTTGTCGATGTAGCTTTCATCGATTTCGTATTGAGCTCTTTCCTTCTCTTGTGCTTTCGCACTCTTGAAGCGAGACTGTCGTTTGTCAGCTCTCTCTTTTTCTTTTTCGTAGAGGGCTTTGTAGTCGACCTCTCCGTCTTCTAACTCCTCAGTAGGAGTCGTTTCTAGTTCTTTGTCTTCTGGCATTGTTTCAATTGGTTAGTAATAAAGCTTCATAACCTTAGCTGAGGCGGATTTGTTGTTGCATAAACCTACAAACTGCGATATGTTAGGTATTAAACCTCTTGGGAATGTGGCTCTCTTTACTGCTGATTCCTTTCAGTTCCACTACTTACATTTAGGGAATTTTACACTATAAGTTTTCTTAACCATTGAGAATCAGTCTCTACCTTTCTTGTAATCTTTCATAGATTCAGAAGTTGGTTTAGAATAACTCTTGTTTACTTTTACTTTCATCCTTTATGTGATTAGGTTATAAAACTAAACTTCTTGTTTGAACATTCATTCTATAATCTCTGCTCTCTCTTGTTCTTCCATCTCCTCTATATCTTCATCAGCTTTATAATCAGGATTCTCTATCATTTGTGTTGGTAGCTTTTCTACTACCCATGCTAGACATCTCATTTCAGCTCTTAATAAGTCTGATGGTGTTAAGTGTTCATCTGCTACATCCATGCAATCTCCATAGACAATCTTGTTTGCTAATGCTATCTGTCTATTCTTGATTAGCTCTTTCATCTTTTCCCATCATCTACTCCTTAGTAGATCATCAAGCTTTACCATTTTTTCTGTCATTACATTACATTAGAATTTAAATTTACTGTATCTCTAGTGATTAGTTCATCTTTAGTTGGTACTCATTGAGCCATCATGATATTTGCTGCACTATTAGCCATCTCGTTATTCATAGGTATCTGTGTTTGTCATTCTCATAACTCTAGTAGCAATCAGTTTAGCTTCTGTAATATCTCATCTTTTAAATCTCCATCTTCTGCTTTTTGCATATATAATCGTACTGTGTAGAAATCTATATCTGTTCTCTTGAATAAGCTAGTTGGTTTAGCTCATAGATTTACCATATCTACATAGCTCTTAGCGATTCTTTCTTCAGGTGTATATGCAAAGATAGAATTGACTGTATTTGGTTTCAATCAAGTAGCTCTAAGATATAATCTCTTGAATATTGCTTTGTTTACAGGTTTAATCTCAGGATCATTTGTTATGATAGGATACAAAGCCATCAAAGTATTCTTATCTTTCTCATTGATAGCATTGATATCTTCAGTAGCTCCTACCATAATGTAAGGCATCTGTTTAGTAATGAATTGGTCTTTACTTAAAGTAGCTCCTGTCCATTCAAAATCTGCATTCAGTAATACTCGTTTTTCTTCTCCATCCTTGAAGTTCTCTAGATAACCTCTCCATCGCTGGAAGTAGTACTCTCTGTAGAACCATTGCTTTATTGTGTTCTTTATCGATAGTTGTAGATTTGCGTTTGCTTGGATCTGCTGTGATTCTGCTTTCGTCATACTTTTGTCTGGCATGATTCCCTGCTGCAGGCTGTCTATCTTTGAGTCGTATTTTGCTTCGTTCTCTAGCCAGGACATCATGTTCCGGACATCTGTCTTTATTTGACTCTGTGGTAGTTCGTACATTGCGTTCTGGATTGGTTGTGTTCCTATCTCGTTCTCGTCGATGAATAAGTATCTCTGGTCGAATGTTTTCTTTTGAAGCTCTTCCTTGTTCTTTATTAGTCTTGAGTTTACTAAGAAGTCTCCTCCGGTTGCTTCCCTCTTAGCCTTCATCAATGAAAGGTTAGCGAGGATTGACTTTGCGTTTTGCTTGTCTTCTACTTTATCACAGATAGAAGTTCCGAATGGATTCCCTCTTACTGGATCGTAGTAGTTCAGAAGTACTGGCCGTGGTATCAATGTTTCGTCTAGCTTCTCTTCCTTTGTTACTGGTTCTAGCTTCTCCTGGTAGAATATCTCTGTAATGTCTGGCGAGCAAACGAACTTTCGTTTTTTTCAATCTATAATTGTATAGTGTGTGTAGATGTCTAGAGCGAAGTTGTCCTCTATCTCGTCTACTATTATTGGTCATGTCCCTGCTTTGTTCTGGTACGCTTCCCTTGTTAGCGTGTCTTCCATATTGTACATCTTTGCAAATCGTCTATTGATTGCGTCCTTGTCGTATAAGTTCTTCACGTCGTGGATGTTTGTTAGCATACAGAATCCGTGGAATCTGTAGTTCCTTCAGTCAAACTGTCCCGTCTGTGTTGGGAGTGGATCTGGAATCCATGAAAGCGGATTGATTGCTCTCCAAGTATTCGTTAGTGTGTTCTTATCGAATCCTGTCTTGTTTAAGATTCAAACTCCGAAGAATAAGCTGTCCTGCTCTACTTGGTATTTGAGCTGTTGCATTGCTCCTTCTCTTTCATCAAACTCAGCTACGGCGTTTAGGTTCTGTGCCTCTTCCTCTCCAATCCATCCGGTTCTGGAGATAAACTTACACTTTACTCCATTTGTAAAGAATGAAGCGATCAAAGTGTCTATGTAATTTCCCACCATGTTGATATTGATAATCTTTCCTCAGTTCTTTGCCTGTGGATTCCATTTCATGATCCTATCTCTGTATCTTATTCTGGATGGTCTTACATAGGTTAGTCACAAATTATATTCTCTTTGTATTTGTACGAGTATTGCTGACTTGTCCATGCTTAGTGTTTGATATAAATCTAAACTGTATTATATTCTGAAAATTCAAAATACAACTATTTTTAATATAGGAAGTCATCAAAGTTTACCGTTATTACATCGGTCTTTGTTACTGGTGATGTTGATTTGTTTAGTTCCCACCGCATACGCATCATTATTGCGTCTGCGTAATCTGGCGAATGTCCCAGCCTCTTCTTCATGTCTTCTTTGCTCTCTAGCCTTACTTTGTTCTCTGCGTCTACGTCCTTCAGTACTATGTTATCCAGTTCGTTCTGGATCCTTTCCTGAATCTCTCCTGAAACGTCGAGCCTTATCAGTCTCTTCTCCATCAGGTACTTCAATTTGAAGTAGCACTGTGTTTTCAGGTTTGCGTAGTTCCTTAGTTCGTCCTTCTGGACTATAGGTGAAGCATTATTCATAAAATTGACGCAGCCTCTGAGGTTGTCTGCGACCCCTCCTCAAACTCCGTCGGAATCTATGCAGATATTGCTTCTCCTACAGTTGTAGTATTGTTCCAGGTCTTTGATCACTGCTACAGTCTGGTCTGTTGTTTGCTTCTGGTAGGTTCTCACTTCTACGCCTTTGAATCCTTTCCAAACGACTATAATCGTTTTGTCTTCTCCCAGCCTTGCTACGTCGCAGGTGATGTATGTTGTATTGTCCTCTTCAATATTAGCCACGAATAAGTCTGTTATTTCGTCCCATCTGAAAAGCTTTCCAGGTGTGTCGTCGTAGTCAAAGTTTCCGTAGAGTAGTCTCTGCTTTGTTATCTCGTCGGATCTTTCCAGTTGCTCGATGTAGGATGGTGAGAGATATGGATTATCTCCTGCTGTCGCTCTTACAAATTTCCTATAAGGTGGGAGAGTTCCGTCCTTCCATGGTTTGTAGTAGTCGTTGTATACGTGTCCTTTGTTTGGATTGAAGCACTCCAGGAACTTCGGACACTTTTTGTATCCGTCTATTGTTATCAGGTTCCCGTCCTTATCTCTAGCTTTCACGTTATTAAAAACATTCTGCCTTCAGATCCTGGTCTTTAGCATTGCTATTCCTTTTGCGTCCACTTCGTTTGCCTCGTCCACGAATGCTCCTGTTAGTTCTAGTGATCAGAACCTTGTCCGTTCTGGATCTGATGTCTGCGTTGCACAGTCTAGCAGGATTATCTGGCTTCAGTTATCAAACTTGATTGTGTTCGTCTGGTTGTTTAGTACGCCCCGGTCTTCCATCGGGATACCGTAGAATCTCATGATTTTCCGATAGGTGTCTAGTGTCGTCCTTTTGAGATTTACTAGCTCTTTTCTCCCGATGACTCGTTTGCTTCAGGGGAGCGTCTGGCAGCTGTATCGGATGAGAAAATCTCCCAGCCATGTTTTACTTCCACCAGCAGCTCCTCCGAATCAAATCTCTGTCGTGGTGTCATCGTTCCAGTACTTTATTGCTTCCGCTTGTTTTTCTGTAGGTGTGAATTTTACCTTCATGATCTACTTCTTTTTAAATACAATTTTTTGCGTTTTCCCCGGTTTTTTGACTTCCTTTTTTTCTTCCGGTTCTTTATCTGGAAGGTCTACGATCACCTCTTTTGGTGCTGGTGCTTCTGGTTCTTCAAACTCTTTAAGTAGTCCTTCGATCCAGTTGATCACCTCTAGGCTTCTGAGGTTGTTCTTCCATTTGAGCTCTTCTCTTTTTGCTATGAGCTCTGCTCTGAGTTTTTCGTTCATGTCTCTTCTGGTTGGATATAAAAGTTATGTAATGTTGTAATCACCCCCTCGATCTGGATCTTTTGGATCGTTGAGAAAGGTTTACAAATTACTTGCAGTTGCTTCTCGATCTCTGTTCGATCGTCTGTCCCGAAGTACTCCTTGACCTTCTCTGGTTTACCTCTTCTGTGGTACTTTACGCAAAGCGTCAGGTCGTCCTTTAGGTGTTTGTAGATTGTTGGTACATCTACTTCTGGTACTTTCATCTCTGTCATTGGTATCTGTTCATATAAGAATCTAAAGCATCTATTTTGTCTGTGACGAAGTCGTGGAATTCCTGGAGGTTGAAATCTTTATATTTTGGATGTTCTTCCTCATTCTCCGGATCTGGATCCTGCGTTGCCATGAACTCACAGAGCACCAGCTCCGCATTCTTATATTCCAGTTGTTTCACGCTCATGGTTGTTTTCATCCCCTTAGTTTTTATTTTGAATTAAAATCTAAGCCTCTGTCTCTTCGTCTGTCTTCCCTGGTAGCGTTATCTCGATTCCTTCCACTCTCTCCATACTTATCTTAGCTGCCTCTGGTCTATATCTTTTGTCTCTACTCTGTTTCATTCTCCAGGCACTCTGAATGTCTCCGTCTCTAATAGCTTTTGCTATCGTTCTATTCGCTAGGATTAGAGGATATTCCTGAGCTTTGGACATTTTCTCCTTGAACTCTGAATTCCTATTGCATTCCTCGTAGTACGCACTCTCTGATACTCCTACGAATCTACACGCTCTTTCAATCTCTACGTCCTGCGATATAAGGTCTTCGAGTTTCTGGACTACTTCAGGAGTGAACTTGTTTGGTCTTCCTGTTAGTTTTTTTCCTGTTACCTTATCTAATCTGTAGGTTCTCTTCCCTTGTTTTGTCATTACGGTTTCTTTTTCTTTATGTCTTCCCATCTCTTCACTCTGGTGATAAATATAAAAGTCTGATTAGTCTTTACTGATATACTTTTCTTCAAATATATCTTTTCTACAAGGATAGAATTCTCATTTAGTTCAGCATACTAAATAAAAATCTTCACTAATATATACATTTCATCTTCAATTCTCACTCTCTAAAGTTGGTAGTATATATCTTTTTCAGAATGCTGTTGGAACTATCTCTATTTCAGCTCACATCTTTCTATATTCTTCTATCCTATCTGGGTTAAATAGTTCAGCTTTTACTTCTATTGGTTTTGATATATATGTTTTCATTTCCTTTTGGTAAATAATATAAAAGTCTGATTAAACTATAAAATATATTGTGTCGTGTCTATACCTGCTTTTATTCCAAACATTATACTCTTTCTGTAATTTTCATCGTGAGTTAGTCATTTTTCTAGGGGTAGACCATTCTTCCCACTCTCATTCACTATTCAAATCTCAATGGTAATAAAATCTTGGTTTACTTTTTTGTGTTTCTCTAAACGTAGTTTTTATATTCTCATATTCTTCCATTGTTCAATACCATACTTTTTTCATTTCCTTTTGGTAAATAATATAAAAGTCTGATTAGTCTAAAGTTTTTCAATCTTCTAATCATTGGACATAATATTTTACTGCGATTTCAGCTGTCTCTGGAGTTTCTACTATATCTATAAGACTATCATCAACCATAATTTTATATCTTCAATCTCGTTTTTGATATATATTTACATCGTGTCAGTATATAAACTGTGTTGAATATAATTCATCTGATAATAATTCAGATTTTTCTTTTTTCATTTCCTAAGGGTAAATAATATAAAAGTCTGATTACTTAATAATTTCACATAGAAATCTGATAGGCTCATCTTGGATAGCAAGTAGCATTAGTAATTTGAGATATGCAATTGTATCTTCTTCATTATTCTCTAATAACTCTTTAACTGCTCGTATTCTAATCTCTATTTCATAGTTAGTCAGATTTTCATATACTTTTACTATGTCTATCTTATCATTCTCTACTAACCATTTAATAAAACCTCCATCTTTCCCACATATATCCCTATCTGAATAATCATATATTTCATAATCTTCATCTGTATAACCAAGTGTTTCTATTATCAATCTCCAATGGTTTTTAGCATAGTACTTTCGTTCAAAGTTTCCTACCCAATGTCAGAATAATCAAATTCAAGAATTTTGTGCTTCAATCAATAACTCTATAAGTTTTCAGATTTCTTTCATCTTTTTTAATAAATTAAGTTATAAAAGTCTGATTACTTCTTAATTACTCTACCAGACTTATTGGCTTGTCTGATTTTCTTTCGGTTTTTCTCTGACATGGTTATGCGAATATAGGAGTTAAATCTAGCTCTCTGTTTATGCACTTTATTGCTTTACCTGTCTGCTGTGCATATCTCTTGAGAGTTGCTTGGATGAAGTGGGGATCTAGTTCTATCAGTCCACATCTTCTCCCTGTTTTTTCTGATGCGATTAGTGTCGTTCAGCTCCCTCCGAATGGTTCCAGGATTGTTTCTCCTGTCTTTGAACTATTTAGGATTGCCTTCTCCACTATCTCTACTGGTTTTTGTGTTGGATGAATGTAATCGTTTACGTTATGTCTTTTCATACTTCGGATTGTTGTCTTACCTTCTGATTCTGCTTGCTTACTATGCTTTATCGCTTCTACGATATCCATTGTTTTCATCTTGCTTACATCTGGCACATCTTGTACTGTCTGCTCGAAGATATCACTTCAGTATCGCTCTTCCTTCTGGTTCTTTTTATGTGCATAGAAGAATGGTTCATGTTTAGCTTTGTATTTTGCTCCTACATGGTTTACATTTGGTTTATTCCATATCAATTGGCTTATTACCTCTATTCCATTTTCATTCATTGCTTCTTCGAATTGAGCCTGTGTCTTTGGACTATGGAATATGTACATTGGAGCCGTTGCCTTTGTGGTATTTGTTATTGGTTCGAACGTGTCCATCAGGAATTCATAGAAGTTATCATTCCCCATGTGGTCGTTTATTATTCCTCTGGATGTATGCTTTCAGCGTCAGCTATAGTTCACATTGTATGGTGGATCTGTGAATAGCATATCGAACGCTTTCACTCCTAAGAGTTCCAGGAGCTTCTCATAGTTCTCTTGCTTAGTCGAATCTGCACACATTATATAATGCGTTCCACCCTTTCATTCTAGTTCGAATATATCTCCTTCCTTTACTATCGCCTCCTCTTCTTCATTTACTTCTGGAACATCATCCTCTGTTTCTTCGTCCCATTCTTCCTCTTCATTTAATCCTAGATCCATATCTTTGAACATATCAGTTAATCGTTGGTCATCTATCTCTTTGAGTTCATTCTTGAGGTTATCTAAATCGTACTCTGCCAAGTCTCCGAGTCTATTATCCAGGATCCTGTACTTCTTTTTTTGATCCTCTGTCAGGTCTGTGTACTGTATCACTGGCACTTCTTTTAGTTTAGCTTTTTTAGCTCATTCTAGCCTTCCATGTCCTGCTAGTATCACTCGATTTTCATCTACTAGAATTGGATTTCTGAACCCTATCTCTCTGATGCTTCTTGCAATTTTCTTTACTTGATCATCGTTATGGATTTTATTGTTTTTTTCGTATGGTACTAATTGATCTAATGGTACCATCTGGATTGTATCTACTCTCATTCTCATCTTTCTTTAGGTGTAAAATATTTTTCATAAATCTTTCTCCAATTTTTATATGGTTTATGCGTCGCTCTGAACTCTGGACTCTTCTTTTTCCATAGTTCTTCGTTCCTCCTTATTAACTCTGGGATTATATCTGAGATATAATCTCCTGATGGTGCATATTTTTTTGGATTCTGAACGCTTTTCTGCATATAATCTATCAGCATATCTATCTCTGGATCTCATCGTTTCTTCCTGTTATTTCTTTCATATGCCATCTCTGTCTTTTTCTTTAGTGATGGATTTCATCTTGGTCACATTGCATCATTACAGAAGTGGCATTGTGCGTTGATGTTACTCTCTCGGAGACATACTCATCCTATTGTTCTACTGAACTCATGTCCTCCTGCTAATTCTTCCCATGAACACCATCTCTGACAGCTTATACAGTATCAGTATCCATCTGCGTTGGTGTCTCTTAATCTGGAGTTCTCTTGGGATATCTTTAGTGCTATCTGGAGCTTTTTACTTCTGGAAATTTGCGGTTGTTTATAGCTCCTTTCTTCCTTGCCTTGTAGTTTCCTGATTTCATTCTTGCATTTCCTATCATACTCTAATCTCTTCCTATTTATGTATGCGTTCAGTTTTCTCTCTCGTTTATCCTTTTGCCTCTCTATCTCTAATTCTGTCTGCTCATGGATCTTTATCCTTAACGTTTCTATCTTTTTGTTAATCTCTATTGTCTTTTTAGCCTTCATCTCCCTTGTTTTTATCTCTCGCTTCCTCTTGATCTGTTCTTCAGTTAGTTTTGGCATTATGAAAAAAACTCTGACGTATTTAAAACATCAGAGATTAGCCTTCAGGCGTACTGTTTCTTTTATTGCTCGATAATAGTTTATGCTTCCACTTCTCTTTTGCAAGCCTTTTTTATTTTCATACTTGACTTTTTATATTTTAATAGATAAAGTATACCAGAGCAATAAAACGAATAAGGCTATCGCACCTTTTATTTCTTATTTTTTCACATATGCTTTTATCTAACTCTTTGATAGACGAATTTGTTAATTTCTATCGTGGGAACAATTACAAACCTGCTACTCTTAATCGTTTTAAACGTGATGCTATTCGCTTTCAGCGGTTCCTTTTCTCTCTGGATCTGTTTAATGTGGAGGATATTTCTATCCCTGTCATTGAATCGTACAAACAGTCCTTAGTGGATACTTCATGTCCTTCTACTTCAAGATACTATGGTAAGTGTACTAATATCTCGCCTAAGACCGTTGAGGAAAAGCTACAAACTGTTAAGAATTTTCTCAGCTTTACCAACTACTACTATCATATATGAATCCCCGCTAACATTATTCATATCTCCCGTGCTAAGTCTAAACGTATGGATTTCTTTGAGATGGCTGAGTTATGAGAAATTATGGAGATGATTGATTCTGATCAGGATTATCTGATCAATAAGTTACGCTTTAAACTTGTATGTCTTATTGGTGCCACTTCTGGACTTCGCTTGTTTGAAATCTTATCTCTTAAAGCTCGTGATGTTATGTCTGGTGCCTTCCTTCTTACAGGTAAGTGAGAAAAGGAGAGACGAGTATTCTTCCAGCCTCCTGTTATGAAATTACTTCAGGATTACATAGAAGTCCGTCGCTCTCCTATACCTTGGTTAGGTAATCATGTGTTCAGGGAGACTACGGCAGAACCTTATGCTATCATCTCCCATCATCCTTCTAATTTTGGTGAACCTTGTGTGAAATCTACTATTTGTAGGTATTTTAAGAAATTTTCTAAGAAGCTCTCTAGCGGTAAGTCTTTCTCTTGCCATACTTTACGCCATTCTTTTGCTACGCATCTATTACGTTCTGGCGTTAATCTTTCAGATATCCAACAGCTTATGTGACACTCTAAGCTATCTACTACTGCTATTTATCTTCATAATGACCGAGCTTCTATTGGATCTATTGCTAATAAGGTATTTGGTAGTGTTACCTTATCTTAGATGTTTCAGTATAAGAAATTTAGACAGTTCATTACGTTGTTTTCCCGATTCTCTGTTGAACTCGCATAAATGTATTTACAATCTGTCTCGCAGTTGCCATATCTTGATAAGTCCTGGATTGTTTGTTTATTCCCTAAGTATCAGTTATTCAGAGCCTCTCATATTTTGAATATTCATTCTCTTATGGTGGAATATTCTACTTTGTTTCATCTATCGTTATTCCCTACGTTTCATATATTGTTTTTTGATTTCATAGCTCTTCATAAATCTGTATCTGCTCGTGCTATGCATAGGATTACTTCTGGCTTTATATCGTACTCCTTTCATGCATCGATGAAGTCCTGTGGATCTTGTCCATACGCTTTTGCGAACGCTTCCAGTGTTGGCTCTACGTTTGGTAGAGCCTTTGCCTTTCATTCTGTGTTAGTCCTGAATTCAATCTTTTGTGGTACTTCTACTTTCAGATAGTCACATCGTCCAGTCATTACTTCACATCCATAATCATGTACGAATTCGATTCTCTTTTGTTTAGCAGAGTCCTGGAGATTCTGTTGCTGTCTTTTTATCTCTTCATTCTGCTTCTGTAGCCTATCTATCTCTTCTTGGTTGGATAGATATTTCTGATCTAGGTCTTTTCGTTCTTGAGACAATCATTCAATCTCTTGGAGCCTTCCATTTTGCTCTCTTTTTCAACTCGCATGAGTAATCGATACTTGGGTAGTGAAGAATAGAAGTGTCCCCATTACTAATAGAATGGCTACCATATAGAAATTGCTAGTTTTTGATAGGAACTGGCGAACCTTAGCGGGAGTTTCCATGTTTTACATTGGTTAGAGGATAAATGTTTGAAGTCCGCCTTGACTTCAGCAGATCAAAGTGTATCCTCTCCATTGGGTGTGGGAGAGTGAGGATTTCTTAGCGGGAGTTCCTCCTGCACCCTGATTGCTAGTAACAGTATATCCAAATAAAGTTTCCTGTCAAATTTAAGGGGACTTTTTTTATTTGTCCGGACCTTGTTAAACTCCATTTTGCAAACTTTTTTTGGACTTTTTTTGAAAAAGGACTTGAATTTTTTCTTGATAGTCTTAACTTGATGATGTTATGTTGAATGTCTCCACTTAGTGGATTCGTATCGACGTACAATGGCACCTTGACAGAGTGGTCTATTGTACGGGTCTGCAAAACCTTGGTTCATGTATTGCAGAGTTCTTAGATACTTAACCCACTAGGAGGAGACTCCTGGTGGGTTTTTCTTTTATTGCTCATATCAGAGATTAGCCTTCCACCATTCGGCGTAGCAGGTCTGCACACTATTGGGGGAGTATCTCATTTATTTCTCCAGATGTTCATGGTGTGCAGACCCATCTGGAGAAGTAATTGGGATGCTCCCCTTTTACTTATCTACCGTTTTATCTCTTAACATTTCAGGATGCGGAAGTGGTTGGCTTTGTGGATATTCATGTCCTTTGTTAATTCTATCTTCTTTATCCTACCTCTCATTTTATTTCTTGTACTTCTTTTTCTATGTATGCTACAGTCCATGATGAAATGCTAAGCAACATAGAGCACCTGGATCGTGAGACTCAAGGAAAGATCATACTAGCTTATGTTGAGTATCAGTTATATGGTACAATCCCTGACCCATCTGAAGTCCTAGTGTATTCCGTGTTCATGGCTAAGAAGTTCGACCTTGATGCCATTAAGAATCGTGCTGATGCTTCTCGTAGTAATGGTACACTATGATGAGCACCTAAGGGGAACTTTAATGCTGGTAAGACCTGGGAAAAGGTATCAAAACAACCTAGGGGTAACCTAGAACAACCTGCGGGTAACCTAGAACAACCAATAGAAAGAGAAATAGAAGTAGAAAGAAAAATAGAATGAGAAAATAAAAATAAAAAACAAAAGTATATGGATTTCGTTTTCCTTACGGAAACCGAGCACACCTCTCTGGTTAATAAGCTTTGACTTACTAAGACCAACTACTGGATTGATAGGTTGAATTCCTACATTGGTCAGATTGGTGTTGCTAGTGCTAGTAAGAAATACAAGTCCCACTACTTTACGATTTTGAACCGAGACCGTAGAGAGTGATGAAAAGGTTCTGGTGATTTAGCTAAGGAGCAGGCTCTAGCTAGACATCGTGAACAGATTCGTGAGCAGTATTTATCTTCTATTGAATCTAGTGATGTATGATCTGAAAAAAAAGCTGAAGCCTTTGACCGAAGATGAGAAGTCATTAGTCCGTAACTATTTCTCTACATGAGATTGTGGTTGAGTATCTGAGTGACACCTCTGGTTCATTTATGGTAGGATGAGATTCCATGGTGAGCTTATCGACAAGGCTGAGGAGTATCTGGAGACTAGGAAGAAGCAGAAAATGGATTTTTATAGAGATTCCAAAGACCGTGAGATTGCGAATGGTCTTCGTGACTATCAAAGTGAGCATAATGAAACCTCTGACTATGAGTTCATGAAGTTGAACAACTGGGATACTTGAAGGACTCTCGTTATTGGTATCTTATGATTTGATGGGAAGAAGGTTACGCACACTCATGCTGTTGAGATTGAAGAGTCTATGAATCCGAAGTATTTTAGTGAGTGCATGATGAGATATGCACCTGATCAAGCTTTATCTAATGACAAGCCATTCTAATGAAAGACAAGAAAACTTACTCTCGTTACTTCATGCTATTCCTTAAGGACTTTGGACTTAGGTGAGTTGCAGAGTATGAGAGATTAACCCCTGATGAGAAGAAGGTTACTGACCGTGCTTATTTGAAGGACATTCCGAATCTAATAAAAAAATATTGAAACAAAAAATCAGCTACTGAGTAGCATTTACCCTTTTTATTCTTTATTCTTATTACAAATGACAGACACACGATTACCTACAGACTACAAAATGCAAGAGTCTACATGATCTAACTATTTGAAAATCACGGAGGATGCTCAGGAGTTCAGAATTTTAGCTTCTCCTGTTATTGGTTGGGAGTATTTCCGTGCTGATGGTGACAAGGTTACTCCTGTTAGACAGAAGGGAGAATTTGATTGAATTCCTTCTGATTCTAAGGATGGATCTAAGCCTAAGGAATTCTGGGCGTTCCCTATCTGGAATCATACTCTTGGTAAGGTTCAGATTTGCGAGATTACCCAACAGTCTATCAAGAAGGAGATATTGAAATATGTTCAGGATGAGGAGAATTGGGGAGACCCTAAGAAGTATGACTTCCGTATCTTCCGTACAGGTAAAGGTAAGGAGACTCGTTACACTCTTGCTCCACTTCCTAAGTCTAAGTTTGAATCTGAGGCTGATGAGAAGTGAGCTTTCGAGCTAGCGAAGCCTATTAATCTGGAGGCTTTATTCTCTGGAGATGATCCATTCAAACCCTTCTAAGGCCTGGCTCGTCCAGGCGAAGGTAGAGGAGCGTTGTGCCTATCTCAGGTCTATCGCTCCTGCTCCTGCATGGGAGCAGAATAATCCTTTATTTCCTAATAAATGAGACTGATGGACGAGATTGAAACTTTAATAAAAAAACACGAGGCATTCAAACTGAAGGGGTTGGATCTTACGGTGGCTGACATGTTCTCCTGGATTGAATTAAAGGAGTTGATGAAGTTCAAAGCCATCGAGTTGAAATCTCAGGCTGTTGAAACTAAAGCCGCCCTTGAGAAAGATAAAGCTCTGAGGACTCTTGAATTGAAAGCTGAGACGACCGAGGATTGAAAAAGGCTCACAGAAAAAGCTATCGATTCTACGCTCCGTCTTGAGTTCTGAGAAAGAGACCAGGAGTTGAATGCCCTTGCTAAGTATAGGGAGCTTCTCGTTGAGTGTGCTGATAATGTTCTCGAGTATGTGAACGTTGTCAAACTGAACGTTAAGAATGATTTACCTTTCTAATGCATAGTATGTTACTTCAATTATTTATTGCTCTATCTGGTTTGATGCTTCCTCTGGATCATGATCTGGTTGAACCAGCTCCGGTGGTTCAAGAGGAGGCCTTCCTTATAGGGACTGCGTCTTGGTACGATTATTCACTCCCAAAATATAAGAACGGAGCGAATCGATCTAAGACACACAGCACTTGTGCTGTTAGGGTTCTTGAAAGATATCAGACATACAAAGTCTGCTCTGATATTACAGGTATCTGCATCGAGTGCTACCATAACGATTATTGACCCGCCAGAGAGGATCGTGTTATTGATCTCTCCTCAAAGGCATTTAGGGATTTGTGAATACCTCTTTCCCGTGGTATCACTCCCGTACACGTTTATTTCACTTAATTCTTTATTGCCATGATTAACATTCTTCGACTAATACCTGCAGGCTTGTTCTGCTTTTTCATTGGAGTATTCATCTGACGTGTTATCTCCAGTAGTTATATTGACGAATTAAGAGCTGAGATTTTCTCTCTTAACGCTGATCTCAGAGGACAGAGGGCTGCTCGTAGGGAGCAGGTTCGTAAGTATGATGAACTTTACGATAAATTCTTCCGCCTTAGCCAGACTAATTCTATGATGGCTAGGGAGGTTCAAATCCACAAAAACACATACGAGGAGGCTGCCGATGAAGCTTACGCTTTGTTCTTGAATGGTACATCTCGCAAGGATCTATGTAAGCTCTTTCCTAAGGTTGCCTACAGTACTATCTGTTATTGGATTCGCAAAAAAAGAAAAGAGGCGACTGAATGAATCGATCCAATGAATTCTAAACAACAAACGCTTATTTAGTTCTTTATGTTTTTCAAAATGAGAAGAGAGGACATTCTGTCTGCAATTAATTTATTAATGGATATTTGTGATGATCCTGACATTTGGGAGGAGTTACTCTACCTAAGACATAATCAGGACGAGTTTTCTGATTCGGATCTTACTTATAAAGTTATGAATCTTGCTACTGATTATATCCTCCTTCTCAGAAGAAAAACTGACGAATAATTTTTATGGGGGATGCTGGTTCAATTCCAGTCTCCCCCTACTTTTCTTCTGAAGAGTAGCCAGGGTTTGGTAGTGTCCCTGGTTGCTCATATGGAGGTAGTCTATTTTCATCCTATGGACTGTCTCCATATGAGCCGACTAGCTCACTCTAAGCGGATGGAGGTACATCCTGAAGGTCTTATATTCGAAGCTCCTCCTTTGGTTGCAAGCGAACCAGTAGACTTCAAGGAGGATAGAAAAATCCAAAAAAAAGGGGGACTGTTATTGCCCCTCTTTTTTTATTTTGTAACTTTTAATTTATAGGTAGTTCTTCATTAAGCTCTGGATAAGCGTTCCTGTATGCTTTGCTTAGCTCTACTATAGCATCTCTTACAAATATTGGCTCGTCGTCATAGTGCTTTCTGAGTACTTTCAATACTGCTAGTGCTGAGTTCTTTAGCTTTAGGTATTCTGGATCCTGCTTTGCATCCTGTTCTATGTATAGTACCCGGTATCTGAAGTTAAGTTTATATCCTAGCTTCTTTAATACTGCGTTTGAAATGTAGAACCTACTCTTTAATCATTTCCCGTCATTTGGATTCCAGGAGTTAATGAACCATAATCCTCCTTTGTCCCATCCTACTACTGCTACTGCATGTCCTCATGGTGTAGTTTTTGGTACAGTGTTTACTTCTCCTGCTGTCATTTCGCTCCACATTTTCCTGTCTCATTTTATCAATCGAACGATTGGACACCCCTTGTAAAGATAACGCTTGATTGTTTCGATTGATTTATCGTCTGCAGCCCAGTCTCATGTGGCGAACGCATCGAACTTCGCCTCGCCTCATTCTTCGGTCTTTATTCATTCTTTGAGTGCTGTACTAACTGCCTTTTCTAAGTAATCTCAGCCCTCATAAATTTCTGGATTGTGTCACATCTTTGTCCGGAGGTCTTTCCAGTCTGGTGTGATGATATTACTCGTAGTTGGTTTCACTCAGTTTTTCTTAACATTTAGGATCTGGACTCCGTGTGATGTTGAGTTGGATGTACAGCTACCGATGCTTCCCTGGTAGTTGGTTTTGTAGATCCATTCTCATAATGAAAAACTATCTGGCAGTTTTACTGACCAGTCTAGTTCTATCGCTTCCTCTGCTTTGAAGTCCCTCTCGTCTACCATATCCTCTGGAAGCGATAAGCATCCGGGATTTTCTAATAAAATTTCCTCCATGGTTATTGTTTGTTACTAACTAAATTGACTATCTGTTCTTCGTTTAGGATTTCACTAACTACTCCATCCTGCCTGAAGACTAGCATTGGCACAGCCTGAATATCAAATTCTTTAACTGCTACGTCATCAAATCTGAATACTTGGAATTCGTATCAGTTCTCCTTTGCTCGTTTTTCGATTACCGGTTTGATGGATCTACAACGATAGCATCCATCTCCTTCAATAAAAATCGCCTCTTTCATTTGGTATTTTTTTATAAGTAAATCTACGAAGTCTTCTTTTGACCATGAGTATCCTTTCATATTCTCTCCTGGTTTTTTTGGAATAAACAAAGAGCTTCAAATAAGCATCTGTGACACGTTTTCTTCCATCAGATCTCTTGCCTACATTTATCCTCTCCTTCTTTTGTATATCTGAATTTCTCCATTTTGTTAGTACTCTATAAATTTCATCTGAATTGTGCTAGTTCCGTCATCTTTAATATCTACTTCTACTATCCATCCTCCGATTGTATTTCCTAAGTTGAATCTCTTTGCTAGTAGGTTCTGCTTCAGAAACGCTCCCGGTAGGAATGTGTGGATGTTTCTATACGCCATGTATAATGCATCGTGCCAGTGTCCACTTGCGAATATGTCTGGCTGGTTTCTTGGATCTATATTTTCAATCAGTTTCTGTGCGTGGTAGCTTTTTGCATATGCCTGGCTTTTTCCTCCATGGTGTGCGTTTATATCTACTCCATTTAGTTTGATTCTTGCGTCGTAGAATCCCATATCTATTATATCGTCTCTAAGATTCGCTATGTTCTTTATTATGTTTGCTCCGTTCTCCTTCAGGAAGCTTTCGTCATGATTTCCCCCGATTACGTACGTCTTGATGTCTCAATAATAAGGATAATCGTTTACTGTAGCTTTGAGCTGTTCGTCATATCCTACATTCTCTAGTTCATATACTTGTCCTTTGAATACGTTTCCTGTCCCGTCTACTAGGTCTCCACAATGAATGAAGGCCTCCACACCTTCTTCTCAGGCTTTCTTATAAAAATCTGCTAGTTCTCTCTTTGCCGATTGCTTATTCCCTAGATGTGTATCTGCCAGGAGAGCGAATTTCAGATGTCATTTATCTCCTATTACTTTCTCTATACTCCTGTTCGTATTTACTTGGATGTGGTTCAATAACTCTCTCAGCTCTTCTGGTGTGTATGTTTCTACTATCTTTTGTTTTTCTTTGTCTGCCTTGCTTAGATTGAGTGCCTCTTCTATCCTGCCTCTGTATTTTGCTACGGTATGTCTACTGATTCAAAGTTCCTTTCCGATTTGAACGTCGGATTTTTCTTTATCATATGAGTTGATCTTATCAATTGTTTGTTGATCTAGTTTCATGTGCCGTATGATTAAGAATTAAAACTTGATGATTCTGTCATCGTACCGCTCGTGTGGATCATGGATGTCCCTGCTCGTGAGTATCTCTATCAGTCGTTTCTTTATCTCTGGTTTCAGAGCTTTTGATGAAATATCTACAGTTGTCAGGAGTTGTTCTGCTATTAGCTTATTATTAAACAGTGTATGAATCGCTCTATGTTGTGTGTCTCTTATTAGTTCTATGTTCCTTGCTTCGTTTGCCCCTCCTCTACTTTGTGGCAGGATATGATGTCTACTCATTATCGTTTCTTTTTCCTTCTTCCCCATCTACGCTTTTGCCTACAAACTAAAATTGGCCTTTTGAGAATCTTTTTCCTCCGCCACTTCTGTACTTTGTATATAATGAATTCTATCATGCTACTGTCGGATATAAAAGCAGCAGTATTGCTAATCAGACGAGAATTCGCCCCACGATTGTGCGGGTTGTTCTAGTCTGTATGGTTCTCGTTCTTTTACTCCTCATTTCATTTTTATTGTAACTAATGCTGATTCTACTGCATCTTGATGGAAGAATCTCTTTGCCCGAGCTTCCTTTGGAGTTCGTACCCGTTCTCCATGATCTATGGATAGTCGCATATCTCCATGATCCGTTTCCTTCTTTATTGCTCGTTCATTCTCTCTTGTAAAGTGAGCGATTTGATATTCTGCCATCTTTTTGTTTGGTTAGATTTTAAATCCATTATTTTTGAAGCTGATATTTTATCCATTGAAGGTCGCTCTGGATTGCACTGAGTTGACTCTGGATGCTGACTACATCTATCTCGCTTACGTTTTTCTCTAATAGTTCTATCCTGCCATTGAGGGTTCCTCGTACTGCTCCTAATCAGAAAACAAAGACAATGAATCAAATCCAAGTTGCAGGACTACTGAGATATTCTATTACCTTATTCATTTTGTTCTTCTGGTTTTGGATCTAAATTCTCCCTCTTAGTACTCCCGAGGTTCTGAACTAACTTCCAGATGTCATAGAATATGCTCGCTCCTGTTCCTAACGCTAATCAAAGCAGGATCAGTGCTCCAGGTGCTACTTCAATCTCTAGGTATGGATCTACTGCAAAGGCAGCACAGATTCATAAAATAAAAGAAAGAGCTATATTGATGGTCGTTCCATATCTCCCTACGAATTGCTCATATGCTGGCTTCGCAAAGTTTACGATACTGGTGATCACCATCGCTGCTCCTATCAGAATTAATATTGTTGTCTGCATGTTTCCGGTGGTTGGTTATATAAAGTTAATTGTATTATATTCACAAAATTCAAAAAGCAATAAAAAGGACACGACTAGAGCGTGTCCTTGTGTACGAAGTTCTTTCTCGGAGGTCTATTTTTTTCTTCCTCCTCCGATCTTGATCTTTCCTTTAGATTTTCATTTTCCACAAGCCATCTTTAATATAGTTAAGATTTAAAACCTTTTATTTGGTAGTATAACAGAATCACTAGAACTACACATAGAGTAAATGTTAGACTGACTGTCATCTGTTAAGATAAGATATAAATCTGATTATAATCAGTAGTCTGATTTCGTTTGGTTGTAGTAGGATACTATCTCATCTTCACTCCAACATCTATTAGACATTATTAGCTTTGAGATACTGACATCTTGTGCATCCAAGAAAAAGTAGTATCCACTAAATCCATATCCTCAGTTAGTTCCCATATCTGCTATTACTCAGTCTACTGAATAGATACTTTTACTACCTGTGTATCCCATAGTCAAATGATGCCATGTTCATGTAGCAGGTGCAAAATCTTTTAGGTAACTGTCGTATCTTGAATTATAGAATAGAACTAAATGTTTTGTAAGATTTGAGTTATTATGTTTAGTATAGTATCCCATTGACCTGCTATTACTTCAAATGAATGGCTGTCATGATGTTGGATATGTACCTACATTTATCCAAAAGCTTCGGAACTGAATCTGCTCAGAGCAAAGTACACTAGCACTAACAGTAGATTTATATCCTAGTCAGCTTTGTACCATTGTTCAAGAGAGTGTAGTTTTTCATGTAGCATCTACCGCATCATCTTTGAATGGATAATATGCAAGTGTATTGCTATCTGGTTTCCACTTCGGTCGTACCAAATTACTCCCTATATATATCTTCTGTATCTTATTTCACATAGCTGTTAAGAAAGAAAATAAATCTGATTATAATCAGTAGTTAGATTTAGTAAGGTTGTAGTAGTTTGCTACTTCTTGTGAAGTTCGTGCTTTATTCTCATATATAATATTGCTCATATAACCAATCCATTTATATTCTCACATTGTAGAGTTATACCACATTCATCATCATATACCAAGCCATCAATAAAGTTCGGGATAGTTGTCTGCGTTTGTCATTGTAATAGCCTGTCCATCAAAGTAGAATTGAGAGGTCTGATTGGCACCGTCACGAACTAATATTAGATTATGTCGTTCGTTGGTTGTTACCGTAGTTGAGCTTCAACTTTTCATATATGTATTTTGAGCATTTAATCATGTTCAACTAACTCCCATAGCATACCCTCTATAAGTTGATGAGTAATACCTAAACTGATGAAGACACACTCTTTCTGTGTTAGCTGTGCTTGTGCTTTTAAACCAAACAGAAGCTGTAAAATTTGATTGATTTATTTGTGTGAATGCTTTGCTATACAAATAATTGCTACCACTAAAATATGCTGCACCATCACTTATTGTAACTCCACCACTGTTTGTTAATGCTAATCAAGTTTGACTATGGTCTAATAAATCAGTTTCAAATGGTAAATATAAAATAGTGTCAGCTCATGGCTTCCATATTCACTCTCCTATATAAGCATTCTTTAGCTCTGTATTCTTTGTAGTAGTTCATTGAGTTACTCATCCCCATAGGTTATCATTACGAACACTACTCCAATCGTTTCAAGTTATGAATGTACTTGAATTATAATAATTTCAAGGTCAGTAGTTTGAAGCATCTACTTTTGTACTTGAAGTTGTTACTGTTCAACTATGAGGAAATCAATAATTATTACCCCATTGATAGAAGTATCCACAGTTAGCATCTGTTAATGTATCTCACTGATTATATACAGCTGTTGCTCATAAGTTCTTATCCATAATTGTATACCAAGTAACTCAGTCTCAGCTAACGCTTATAATTCACCTATTTTGGTTTCGGTATATTCAAGCATTTCAACTACCTTGATATAGTACTGTCCATCATTCAAGTGGCGTATCTAAAAATGAAATAGGCACATTCTTAAAACAACGAACAGAGAAGCCGTTGGTGCGGCTGCCTCCGCTCTGAGGGTGGATACCTCGATAATCGAAGTCCAAATAACTGGCGTTACTTGCTGCAGTCGTAGAAGACCAGTATGAACCGTTACCTCCATCATCGTAAACATCAGAATCCTCATAGTCACGGTATCAAGCCATAGGCATTTTTAAGTAAGTGCCCATTGTTGTAGCATTCCGTGCTAATCAGAATGTAGTTATAAGAATATCATGTACTGCTTGCCATTCACTACTTAAAGGCACGTGAAATCAAGCAGGTGCAGGTCATTGCATATCACTAATCACTGTAGGCTCTCATATATAAACTCCCATTCTTTATTAGATAGTCAAATAAACTGTGTTATTGTCATACGTACCTAGATTTCAATAATCTGCCTCTGTTCAAGCCCAAATTTTCATTCAGCTTGTTAGTATGTTTCAGCTTTGAGAACTTACCATTACATCTCATCCACTAGGTGCAGCCCACTCATATCAGCTTGCTGTCTTAGTTACTACATATCCTGTGGTTGCTGTTCATCATGGATTAAATCAATTTACAGTTACTGCTCAATGGTTTCCATTTACTGAAGTTACTCATGTAGAGCTTGTTAAGTATCATGCTCAGTTTGTTAAATCTGCTGTATCTGTTGGTACTGATATATTCGCTGTAGCATTTGTACTCTGATTCGCAGTAAATGTCTGCACATTAGTTCAGTTCTTCTGTATTGTTAATGTAGCATTGTTTACTGTTGGGATAGTTAATGTTACTGCTCATGTCTGTCAGTTTACACTCTGTACAGGTGAATGAGTTTGAATCGCTCATTTTAATACTGAAGCACTTATTGTTCTTGCACTTGTTGCTGTTCAAGTATTAGCTTCTGTCGCAGACATATTTGAATATGTAGTATTACTATCTGTGAATAGATGTAATGCTCATCAGCTTTGATATTTAGTAGAATATTGATATTGTCTTATGTTAGCTTTAGTAAAGTAAGAGCTTCATGTTAATATCGATGAAGTTCACATTACAGGTATATAAGCTCAATTTCAGATTTTTACTCTCACATTTCTATAAGCACTCGCTACTACCATCTCTGTATTTACATCAAATGTATAGATAGCTCACTCTCTCCATTCTATTCCTGCACTAGCACTAATATCTATGTTAGTATAACCATAAGAAGTACTATAAGGTGCTACTCATTTTGTGGCATCTGTACTTACTGTTACTATATCTTCAGTCACAATAAAGCAGTTATTAGCACTCACTTTATTGCTTGTTATGTCTATGTTCACTCAAGCTGTTAGTGTATCTTGTTTAGCATTAAGAGCAGCTGCTAGAGCTGTGTTATCTGTAGGTTGTCATGCTAAAGAAGAAAAGCTTACACTTATATCAGCATTCTTTTGTAATAGCCAATTAGTTCAGTCATAGATATATACATCTCATTGTGCTACTGTTCAGCTTTCTACTGTTGTACTAGCTGTTCAAGTATAACTGCTACCATTTGGTTTGTAATTAGTAGTTCATACTACCTCTACCAAGAATCGATCTCATGTAGTATAAGTATATGGAGTAGATAATGGGAAGCTTATTGGCTGTCATGTAGCTGAGTTCCAAAGACTAAGGAATTTTCATAATCATGAAATATTATCTAAAGCATCTTTTAGAGCTTTACCTTGTGCTGCACTTAGAGCATCTGTAGTGGATACAGAAGTCAGATTATTTATTACATTTGGTAAAGCTTTACCACTATCTTTAATCAGCTTTCATGTATTTCAGTCAAATAATACTACATTGTTATTAGTAGAAGAATTAGGTCAAAGTACATCTCATGCTCATTCTCCATCTTGTCAGTCTTCTATATCAAAACTTGTAACATCTCCATCTGTTTCAGTTATCGTTACAGTAGTAGTTTTTCATGCCTTAGTCGCAGATATACTAGCTACTCAATTTCATGTAGCTCATGTTGGTCATTGAGGTCAAGTAGGTCATTCAGGTCAAGTAGGTCATTCAGGTCATTCTTCTCATTGTGGTCATTGATCTCATTTTGTTCATTTATCTCATTTATCTCATTTTAATCATTGAGGGATAGTAAAGTCAAAAATAGCAGCACTACTTGTACCTGAGTTTGTCACACTTGCAGATGTACCTGCTGCTCATGTAGTAGTTGTTCATACTGTAATAGTCGCAGCATTTCCTGTATCTCACTTAGGTCATTGAGGTCATGTAGCACCTGTTGCTCAAGTATCTCATTTATCTCCCTTCTCTCATTGAGGTCATGTCTCTCATTGAGGTCATGTAAGAGTAGTTTTAGCATTTGATAATGTTACAGTATTACCATCAGTTTCTCCAAAAACTATATCATTCCCACTAAATGCTGCAGAGTTTATCCTTGCTCAAGTATCTCATTTCTCTCATTGTGGTCAAGTCGCTCATGTGTCTCCTTTTTCTCCTTTCAGATTTTTATACTGAGCTTTTTTAATCTTGTTTCCATCTTCACTATCAGAAAAAAGGATATAATCATCCTGTGCCATAGTTAACTTTTCCTCAAAGTCTATTGGGAATATCTGTGCCATCTCTAATAATATTATAAACTAAATAACAGGTCTTGGTTTCCAAAATGTAGCAGGTATCATTTTACCACTATCTGCTAATATGTATATGATTTCATTATCTTCATCAGCTACCTCTGTATATGCATCTTGTAGAGGTGTCATATATGTTATAGGTCTAACTCTACCATTCCAATCAGTTTCAGGTCTTACTCTCTGTCACCGATTGGTAGTTGGTTTAACTCTTTCTTGCCAAGTAGTTGCCATGTAAAGCTAGTATTATATAAATCTTTGGTATTATATTCTGATTTTTCAAAATTCAATAAAAAAAGCCCGATCTAAGTCGGGCTTATCTTCAGTCTCTATGTCTACTTTTTCTTCTTTTTATATACGTTATTATTCTCTTCAAAGATTCAAATAATCGCTGCTGCGATAAATCCTAGAAGTAATGATCCAATAATTCCCATGGTATGCGGTTAGTGAATAAATTCTTTACTTCCTTATATTAATTTGTATCACGGTGTCAAGCTCTTGCTCGATATTTGTCTCGGATTTATAGTTTGAGTAGTTCCCGCTACTTCTGTAAACCCATATTGTTTGGAGCTCCGTTATCTATCTCTGCTATTTGTCCTGGTCTTATGCTTTGTCCTTCTGGTGTTACTCTTATTGTTGTTGTTGGTTCTCCGTCGTATGCTGGATTGTATGGTAGAGCAGGATTCATTGCCCTTGCCTTCTGGAACCATTCGTTGAGTTGTTGTTCAGTTTGTACTCTTGAAAGCTCCTTAGCTAGTATCGCTCTGTCGATGTTTGATTGTTGGATCTTATTCATGTCTACCTTTGGTGTATCGATGAGCTCTCTTCCTCAGATGTAGTTGTAAACGTCCACAAGCTTCTCCTGGAATCGGTTCGATTGATATACTTTTTTACCTACTAATGATGCGATTCCTGCTGCATCTAATCATCCTCCTGAAGCTACGATCCAATCCGTGAGGCTTATGTCGTTGTTTCCTTTTATTCCACTCTGTCGTTTTGTCGCATTGTCGAGTAAGTATTTTGTGAGTTGTGTTTCTTTATTAAGTTTTGGTAAGTTATCCAGTCATGTCTCTTCTGCCACTTTGTATTGCCATTCTCTGAGTGCTGTATCTCTGTTTGTGGCTGTTCTTGCTTTTTTGCTTCCTGCTGTATCCTTCAAATAATCGAACATGTTAGTTCTCTCATAGTATCTCTTGACTTCATTAATCTCTGACATCTCGAGTCATCCTTCTTTGTTCTTATTGTATAACTCCTGCATTCTTCCTGCTCTTGGATCCTCTGTATCTAATGCGTAGGATAGTGTTTCATCTACTACTGCGTCCAATTCTGGAGACTTAAACCTTCCCTGAATTGATTCCATTGCTGTATCTACTTGATCTAGATTTTTAGTTAAGTAGTTTGCGAGATCCTCTGTGTTCTTTAGTCATCTTTGATTCTGGAATTCCCCTTGATCTATTCCTCCTGACATCTTTTTGAATGTCTCTTGTTGTTTCTTTGTCATTCTGTTGATATTCTGGAGCTTTGAATTTGCTCTCTCTTTTGCTCGATTCTGTATATCTGCAGGTACGTCTGCTACGTCTCTTGCTATCATTCCCGTCTCTTTTGCTATGTCGTTTGCTACGTTTCCTGGATTCAATGCTGCGTCTCTTATTATGTCTGTTGCTCCGGCTGTCTTATTCCATCCTTTGTTGCTTAGCCAGTCTGATACTTTTGTGAGTCCTTGATTAAGTCCTGCGATGTCTATTGATTTTGTTACGTAGTTTCCATTTTCATCTGTTAGGTATTCCCCATCCTCTCCCTTTACTCTACTTCTCCATATTGATCCTCCGTTTACTATGCTATTTGAAAGTGCATCCGTTACGTCTCCGATGTTCTGTCTTGCTATACTTCCTCCTGATACTTTATTTGCTGCTCGGTTTATTTTGTCTGCTCGGTCTACCATGTCGCTTGCTAATCAAACAGGATCCGTATTCATTGTGTTTGCTATGTTATCGATTGTTCCATATCTATTTACCATAGCCTGTTGTCCTTCATCTGTGAAGAGCATCTTGAGTAATCAAACCTTACTATCTAGTGGATTTGTTGCTCCTCTTACTTTTGAACTAAGAGTCTTCAGGAAGCTTCCTGGTGTGTTTACTAACATCTTTCAAACGTTAGGACTTACTCTCTGTCCGATGATTGTATTTGGTGCATCCATCAAATATTCTCAGAAGTTTGCGGTCTGGTTTGCTACATATGCTTTGAATGCATCCTCGTCGTTCTCTAGTTGCCCCTTCTGTGGTACGAAGTAGTTTCCTTTTAATAAGTCTTTACCTTCTACTGTTGCTACTCATAATGCTTCTGCGTAGTTTTCTAATCCTCCCCAGCTTCATCAGATGAAGTTCAGAAGGTTTGTTCAATAATCAAATGCCTTTTTCCCTACCTTTTGTGCTAAGTTTAGATCCTCTTCGTTGATATTTTCTAGCTGGTTGTTTGGATCTATCCAGTTCTCTAATTTATCTCCCCATTGGTTTCTTTCTACTCCGTCTTGTTTTAGGGCTTCTGAGTAGTCTGCTATCCTTAGCGTGTTTACTCTATCTAGTGCGTCCTGGTCTCCATGAATAAGCCCATCCCACATAAGTTCTGCTACGTTTCTATCGTCATCCTTCCATTTATCAGATGTTCCGTTTTCAATCATTTTCGTGTATCTCTGGTAGAGTCATCCTATCTCGTTGTCTGTTAGGTTATTCATCTTATTTACTAGATTCTGTACTTGACTCTGCCCGTCTAATACAGGGATTCTTTGTACGAGGTTATCTATTCCTTGCGTTGTTTTTCCTACTATGTTCACCCAGTCTAATGCGTTCCATACTTTACCTGCTGGTGTATTTGATTCTATTTCACTTTGTTTATTTATGATGCTTTGAATTCATCAAACTGAACTTTCAGGAGCTTCTGGTGCTACCTCCTTCTCCCTTAGTCCTGCTGCGAATAATAACTCATTGTTTTCCCCTGATAGATATTGTCCTGCCAGGTTCATTCCGTCTGGTCAGAGACTTTCTACAATGTCAGAGAATACGTCTAGATCGTTTGCGTCTGCTCTAAGGTTCCATTGTCTCTTTGCCCTTTGTGAAGCTTGCGTCATCCTTAGTTGAGCATTTGCGTCAGTGTTCTGTAGCTGTGCAGCTTGGTATGCTTCCTGGTTTATGTAGTTATCTCTCTCGTCTAATAATTGATCATTCAATAAATACTTAGCATTGCTCTGGTAGTAATTATTCATAGCTTGTGTTTTCTGTTGTCAGCTCAGCCCCATCTGGTCTACTGCAGACTCCATTTTCCTGTAGCTTGCTTCGTTCAATCATGGATAATTGGAGCTGTAAGTCTGATTTGTTTGAGAATTGCTACTCTGTAGCATATTCCTTCATCGTGTTCTAGCCATTACTTACTTATATTATATTATAAAATTATTTGAGTCAATATTTTAGTTGGAGGTTCTGCCTCACTGAGAGTGACTGTTGTGCTGGATCTGACATTATGTTCTTACCGTCTAGCTTGTTTGTTATAACTTCTGCGTAATTGATAGGTAGCCATTGGTTATCTATTCCTGCATTTTGGAAGTCCTTTACTACCTGCTGGTATTCTATGTTATAAAATTCAGCCTGACTTTTGATTAAGCTCTTTGCAAGTTCTTTGAAATTTCCTCTTTGAGCTTGAGTTAGCCATGTACCATCCCATCCATGTTTTACGTACTGTTGCCACAAAGCTTCAGGATTTGCATATCATGCTGTCTTTGCTGCGTTCTTGAATTCTCCCTCTCTTACTACTGATGATGGATCTAGTACCTTCATGAATTGGAATATTCAAGCTAAGTCTCCAGCTCCGTTGTTTGCATCTAATGAGTCAATGAGTCCATTAATTTGTACTGATGCATCTTTGAAGTCTTTCACTATGTTGCTTGCGTTGAATCTATTCAGCGTCTCTGTCTTCTGTGATACCTGTACTGGCGTGAGTGATACTTTCATTCCTTTATCTAATGCTTCTTGGAATTCCTGTCCGTATCATTTTTCTATTAACCAATCCCTTTCCTTACTTGCGTCTGATGGTGTTATCACTCATGTCTTTATTTGTTTCAATATTGAATCTGCT